CTGACGTTCAAAATCAATTAGTAGAAAAGGTTGATTCGTACCTTAACTACGTAGTTGAAAGTTGGATGAAAGAAAATGAAGTTGCAGTACAAAACGGTTTAAGAACCGAAATTGCTGAAGACTTTATGACTTCACTTCAATCAGTGTTCAAAGAGCACTATATCGAAGTACCTGAAGGTAAAGTTGACTTAGTTGATGAACTCAACGAGCAAGTTAACGAGCTAGAAGAGACTTTAAACAAAACCACAGAAGATAATATTGATCTACATTCTAAAGTTCAAAATTTTGAAAAGCAGGAAGTAGTAAGAGAACAATCTTCAGGGCTTGCAGAAACTGAAGCTGAAAAACTAGCATCTTTAGTTGAAGATATCGAATTCGATAACAAAGAATCTTTCGAAATGAAAGTGAAAACTGTTAAAGAATCATACTTCACAAAAGAAGGCGAAGAATCAGTGGACGAAGTTGATAGTCTATTAGGCGAAGAGAATGTTTCCGAGGAAGCAGTTTCTGAGTCAATGTCTAGATACACTCAAGCTATAACTAATTTTACTAAGTAAATAGGGGATAACAGAAATGTTTCAAGCAGACGCAAAATTAATGGAAAAATGGGGTCCTGTACTTGATCACGAGTCAGCACCTGAAATTTCCGACAGATATAGAAAAGCTGTTACAGCTAGACTATTAGAAAACCAAGAAGTTGCCCTACAAGAAGAAAGAGCTCAAGCACAAGGAAATTTCATTTCTGAGGCAGCAGCAGCTAACAATATTGGTTCAGGTTCAGCACCGAATAACATCGGTACTTTTGACCCAGTATTAATTTCTTTAGTACGTAGAGCAATGCCTAACTTAATTGCATATGATATCGCTGGTGTTCAGCCAATGAGTGGTCCTACAGGACTTATCTTTGCAATGAAATCAAAATATGCATCACAATCTGGTACTGAAGCTTTATTCAATGAAGCTGATACAGATTTCTCAGGAACTGGTACACATCAAGCTGATCCAACAGGATTAAGTGGTGTTACAGATGCTGATACAGACGCAACAATCGCTGATGAAGCTGATACAGTTTCAACATTCGGTTCTGGCTTAGATACAGCTGATGCAGAGAGACTTGGCGTTGGTGAAACCGGTGACGGTTCATACGGCGAAATGGCTTTCACTATTGAGAAATCAACAGTGACTGCTAAGTCAAGAGCTCTTAAAGCTGAGTATACAATGGAATTAGCTCAAGACCTTAAAGCTATTCACGGTTTAGACGCAGAAGGCGAACTAGCTAACATTCTATCTGCTGAGATCCTTGCAGAGATCAACAGAGAAGTTGTTAGATCAGTTCTAAAAACTGCTAAAATCGGTGCTTTACAGACTTCAACAGCTGTTTCCGGTATATTTGATGTCAATACTGACTCTGATGGAAGATGGATGGTCGAAAGATTTAAAGGCCTAATCATGCAAATCGAAAGAGAGTGTAACGTAATCGCTAAAGAAACAAGAAGAGGTAAAGGTAACTTTATCCTTTGTTCTTCAGACGTAGCTTCAGCTTTAGCAGCTGCTGGTATGTTAGATTACACACCTGCACTTGCAGCTAACTTAAACGTTGACGACACAGGTAATACTTTTGCTGGTGTTCTTAACGGAAGAGTTAAAGTTTACATTGATCCATATTCAACTGTAGACTTCGTTTGTGTTGGTTACAGAGGAGCTAATCCATATGACGCAGGTTTATTCTACTGCCCATACGTTCCACTAACAATGGTTAAAGCCGTTGGTGAGAATGATTTCCAACCAAGAATAGGATTCAAAACAAGATACGGCATGGTCGCAAACCCATTCGTAGCTCTTGATGGTATCGGTTCAGACAGATCTAACCAATACTTCAGAATCTTCAGAGTAGACGACATTATGGCATAAGCCTGAGTTGATAACTCTTTTTAAGGGAGTCTTCGGACTCCCTTTTCTTTTTGTATAAATAGATATATGGCTACATTAACTACAAATAAAAACTTTCTAAGCCCAGTAGGGTTTCAATTTAAAGTTGACCACACGAAATATCCTAACCTAGAATATTTTGCTGTAGCTGCTACTCTTCCAAGTATTAATATTGCTGCAGTTGAAACACCATATCGTGGAGTGAACTTATCTTTTACAGGTGATAGACTTTCATTTGAAGATCTCGTATTAAGAGTAAATATTACTGAGAATATGGAAAATTATGTTGAAACATTTGATTGGTTACATAATATATCACAAACAAATAATGCAGAAGATTTTAAAGCAGATGCTACTTTATTAATATTGTCTTCTCATAATAATGTAACTAAACAAATAAAATTTAAAGGTGTTTTTCCAACAGCTTTAGGTTCTGTAGAATTTGATTCTCAAGCGACTGATGTTGAATACGTACAAATGGATATATCATTTGCGTATACAAACTTTGAATTTGTTTAAGTTTTTTCACTAAAACCGTTTACAAATTCACCAGAAGATGGTATAATATATATATGAACAATTTGCAAGAAATCTTAGAAATGTGGAAAAAAGACTCAGTCATAGATGAAATGAATCTTGACGAGGCCTCAAGAGACTCCGCAAAATTACACGGTAAATATCTCGAATTACTTTCTGTTAACCGTATGAAACTTAAAAAAGCCGAACTTGAATTTAAGGTGCTACTTAAAGACAAATGGTTGCATCTTAATGGCAAGATGAGTCAAGCTGAAATGGATGCAAAAGGCTGGGATTACGATCCTTTAGGTGGATTAACAGTATTAAAGGGAGATATGGATTATTATTATGATTCAGATCCTATCATTCAAGAACATCAAGCCAAAATACAATACATCACAGAGCTCTGTGATACTCTTAAAGAGATATTAGATAACATTAAATGGAGACATCAAACAATCAAAAACATGATTGAATGGAGAAAATTCACTAGCGGTATCTAATGGAAAACATAAAGATTCAAAAAAAGAATGAAGTCTTTTTAAATGTACAATGTGAACCGAGTGTAGAAAGAGAATTGTCTGAACACTTTTGTTTTTTCGTTCCTGGATATAAATTTATGCCAGCATATCGTAATCGTATGTGGGATGGAAAAATAAGATTATATGATAGCAGAAAGAAAACTTTATACTGTGGATTGTACAAATATTTGCGTGAGTTTTGTGAAGTAAGAGATTATAACCTAGAAGTGTTAGATTCCCCTACTTATGGTACACTAGAGTCACTATCTGAGCCTAACATAGAATCCCTTTTATCAAAAATATCCCTTTCTGTGAATGGAGCTGATATAACACCTAGGCAATATCAACTTGAGGGACTCTCGCACACGCTTTCGAAAGAGCGATCCTTATTATTATCACCTACTGCTTCTGGTAAAAGTTTAATCATATATTTAGCAGTAAGATATTACTTAGAAAATTATGAAGGTAACGTATTGCTTATAGTACCTACAACATCATTGGTAGAACAAATGTATGCAGACTTCGGAGACTATTCAAGTAAGGATACATGGAATCATGAAGAAAACTGTCATAGAATATATTCCGGCCGCGAAAAAATTGGTATAAATCAGAGAGTTATTATTAGTACATGGCAGTCAATTTATAAGTTACCTGCATCTTGGTATAGCGATTATGGTATGATTATAGGAGATGAAGCTCATAATTTTAAAGCAAAATCACTTACATCGATATTAGAAAAATGCGTAAATGCAAAATATCGAATGGGAACTACTGGTACATTGGACGGAACACAAACTCATCAGTTAGTATTAGAAGGATTATTTGGTCCAGTATATCAGGTTACCACAACAAAAGAATTAATTGATAATAAAGATTTAAGTCAACTCGAAATAGACATATTAATATTAAAATATAAAGAAGAGTTATGTAAAGAAGTATCAAAGCTTAAATATCAAGAAGAGTTAGACTTTATTGTAAGATACTCACCAAGAAATAGTTTTATCGCAAACCTTGCTCTCGATCAAAAAGGTAATACATTAATATTATTTAACTATGTCGAAAAGCATGGTAAACCTCTACACAGTCTGTTATCAGAAAGAATAAATAGTAATAGAAAGCTTTTTTATGTGTCAGGCGAAACTGATGTAGATACAAGAGAGAAGGTTCGTGAAATTACCGAGAAAGAAAAGAACGCCATTATTGTTGCTTCCATTGGAACTTTTAGCACTGGTATTAATATTAGGAATTTACATAATATTATCTTTGCTTCACCAAGTAAGTCGCAAATTAGGGTTTTGCAAAGCATCGGGAGAGGATTAAGAAAGAGCGAAGATGGTAGAGATACTAAGATATATGATATCGTAGATGATCTACATTGGAAAACTAATAAGAATTATACTTTACAGCATGCCGCTGAAA